GTAGTACGGTTGTTAGGTACGAACTCAAAGCGCTCACTTGTGGCCCAGAGTTACCCGGTGCGCCATCTAGTGGTGCAGGTGGTGTGCCAGTAGCAACCTTGATGTTTATAAATCCATTGGTTAACGTAGCAACAGAACATTGGCTAACTATCAAGGCGGTTGGGTCTGCGGCTGGATAGCCTATTGTGAAATCGGAGTTAATCTGAACCACATCGCCATACTGAAAGTTAAGCACTTGTTGTTTTATCCATGGCGCGGTACCTGGCACTTGCTCAGCTATTACCGCTTCAATATCGGATATAAAAATGGACATAATTTGCTCCAACAAGTTGATGGCCACCGCTTGGATAAATATCCACAAGTTCCAATAGGCAGTCTTAGAGGTCGAGGTAAGTGTCGACAAAGCGGATTGGGCGTTTTTAGATGCCACTATCTGCGCTTGTATCTGTGCTATGGTGCGTGGTGTGTATGCCATTAGTTAGTAGGGTTGATGATGGTTTGCAACGTTGCGTTAGTGTCTGAAAGCACTCCACTTATAGGCCTATTGCGGCTCGAATCTACAAAATTAGTCTTATACGTTTGTATGAAGTGGTACAGATTACTATGGTCGAAGTCGTGCTGCTCTGCCACTCGATACATAGCGCCTATCGGTATGTTAGGCATATAATCTTGAAGTGCAAAATAAACCGCTTGAGCAAAATCCAAAACTAGTAAGTCTTGATCCATCGTGCCATCTTGCGCATCGGTGAAGTCGTAAATCAAATGTAGGTTGATGGTTAGTTCCTCATAGAACTGGTCGCCATTGCCCAATGTGTTGATAGTCATTGGCGAAACAAACTCCACCAATATAATAGGTGTTGCTTGAGTGTTGTTGTATAAGGCAGTCTGTGCGGTGAACGTGCCATCCTTTATATCTGCAAGTTGATTGTTCCACATCCTGATGTACGTAACACCATAAGCGGTGAGGCTCGACTGCAAGTAAGCTGCTATGTTAGTGAACACTTCTTTCATTGTCTTGCCATTTTACTTACTGATTTTTCAATCTTCTTTTTAATCATCTCTAGGAACTTCTTTGAAAATCCCATGAACTGACGCGCAGGGATGTGTTGCGTTCCAGCATTCTGATACTTCGCATAAGGCAAATCATCACCCCACTCAATGTATTTCCAATCGGCATGTCTAATAGAATCTTGTAATGACTGCCTCAACTTGCCGGTCTTAACCAACAAATGCTTTTTATTCTTTGTATCCTTGCGAGGCTTCCACGGCTTACCATCCCACGATGATGAGTTAAACTCTTTTTGAAAAAAAGACTTTCCGGCAATAGCCAACTCCATAGGCAGCTCTGATTGCTGCCTCTTAAGTTCGTCTATCTGCTTTTGTATCTTATTGCCAAATATGCCCATCTTATTATTTATTCATTGGGTAAAATTCCCAGTCCATCTCTTTTGAAATCTTTGAGTTCCTGATGATATGTGAACGCTCCATCCGATCGATCATAACACCATCAAAAGTGTACTGCTGGATGTTACTATCGGCTTGTTCCTCAGTCATGCATCTTCTTGCCCAATAGTCTAATTGGTTGAACCACATCTCACTTAGCCATATCCTTTTTATAGGTAATGCCTTTTTACGATAGAAAGCAATACACTTGCTAACCATCCCCACCTCGAAAGGTAATGCATCTCCGTTGACATCTCTAGGTCTTTCGTCGACGTGGAAGTTGTTATTTGATAATTTAGCACCATCAACTCGGTGCTTGTTATTTCCTTTTAAAATATCCATCACTATGTAGTTTTTATCGGTAAGTCAAAATTTCTTTTAGCAAGTTCGCGGTATTTTTTAGATACCTCAAAGTATGGGTGCTTATTCTTGCCGGTGTCTTTAAAAATAGCCTTATCCTTGCCGGGGTTAAAATTAAACAATGGGTTCTTTTCTTTGCCAGAACGCTCAACTTTTTCTTGTACCACTTCTTTGTCTGTTACATCATCGGCCGAGTCTGCATCCAACTGAATGATAACACATTCGCAGTTGAAGTGATTGGGCGCAACGTTACTACTCCAGAATGCATCATTAACCGGCAAGGTGATGCCATCCAATGGTCGGCAAATCTCACATGTGTGTTCATCCATAACCGCCGAGTACTGAAGGTATGGAAATAGTCTTTTTGTCTTTTCAATATTGTTCCAGTGTGCTGCTGAACGTGCCGAGGTGATGGCAGTGTTGTATTCAGCCTCTAACCAGTTAACGTTGTACTTCTCAAAGATTGCATCAGCCTCAGCCTCAAACTCTTTGAAAGCAACTGTGAACCCATCAGCATCAACGAGCTTACTGCTCATCTCTAGTGTTTGTTGAAATGTCTTCGCGCCGGAAAACATAAACACCGAGGTGTGTAATTCTTCCACCAATGCCTCATCGGCGGTATCCATCGCAATTCCGAAGCCTATCTTAACTGCATGGTTTAGTTTGTTAGCATTGAAATTATAAACTGACTTGGGTAAGTTATAAACGGTAATCTTCCCGACATAAACATCTCGATAAAGCTTTGCTTTGTCTATGTTATCTTTGTCGGGCATGACCTCGGTAGGTTTGGTTCAATCTATTTAGTGCCTTTGTAGGCATCTGTGGTACTTCCATCGGTTGTGGCATCTCCTCTACCTTTAGGCCCGTCTTTTCTTCAAACAAGGTTGAATCAATCTTCATCCCTGCTTGTGTCATAGTGTAGGCTACATCTGCCCATGCCTTTGCGTTTTGTGCTTCTTTCTCTTTCTCCCTATCTGCCTCGATGTCGTTCTTGAACTTGAATAATTTACCGGCTGGTAATGGAATGCCCAACTTAATTAACTTAGGTATAAGTAAGTTGTTGATGTAATGCTCAATGAACCTGCTATCGGCTGACTCTTTTTCTGCAAGTGCTTTTAAAACCGGGTTACCATCTACGTCAGTACCTTTGCCTTGTGAACTTCCAAGCTTGCCGGGGATAGAACTGATAGCGTCTTCGTGTCCAAGTATGATGGCTGATATAGTTTTCTTACAACGCATCTCTAGGTTCTCATACGACTGCCAACCAGTGCCTGCACCTCCTGATGTTTCGATTAATTCAAACTGATCGTTAATGTCTTTAACCAAGTAAGGCGCACCTGCCATGTTTTGAAGCGCTTCCTCGGCTTTGTTACGTTCTTCTTCTGAGTCCTTGGTAGTTGACATCACCCTGATAGGCTGTCCGTACATCTCCAAGTAATCGGTGTTCCATCCAACGATGGAACGCATCATGATTTCATAAAGCGCAACTTTATAAAGGTAGCCATAGCCACATTTACTTACCCCGTTCTCCGAGGGTGTAGTAACCCACAAGCTCCAATCGAAATAACAAATGCCGTTAGGGTCTACTGCGGTGGGGTCGTTAAAGTTGATACCTGTTGGGATGTATTGAAACGATGATAACACCTCCCTATCGGGCGACACATCGGCTCTGCGCGTTATTTGTAAGTTAGGAAATGCGCCATCAACTATATCGCCGAAGGTGATAAGTGAGTATCCATAGGCTTTAGCGTCGAGGATGTACTCCATCAGCTGATGGAACCATTGAGCTTTTAATAATGCGGTTGCTTCCTCATCTTCGTTACCCTCCGCATCTACAATTTCAAAATCTTTAAGTAGCACTAAGTCCTTACGCTTCTGCATCGCCGCAGAGACAAATCCATTCAAAACAGTATCTTGAAAGATTTGTTGCATCATCACCCTATAAGGTAATGAGGTTAATGGTCGTTCTGCTTCGGTGATAGCTTGTCGCCACATCGAGGTGTCAACCTTGACGCGCATCAACTGCACTGGCCCACGATAGCGGTTTAACTCCCTTGCGTTATTCTGAACAACCGGATAAATGTTATCGGTCTTGTTGTTAGGAACACCAATACCTCCCAATCCTGGAAAGAACATATTTTTTATTCGCGATGCTATGTTTTGCTTAGCCATTAGTAACCATTTATCTGTTTAGGGACGCCACCATATCGAATCCTTGCCCCTTGTGCTGGTTGTATTTCTGGAACATCTAACGTGATGTCTCCTTGCGCCGACATTTGCAACCAAGCAAGTGCGTTATTGTACTTATCGGCCACCCACTGAGGTAATACCCTTGGCGAAATCCTTGGGCTGAGGATATACAGAACGATAGCCACATACGCATCAACGATCGACTGATTTCTGTTATCCCCATTAGCCCAAGATACTGGTTGCCATTTTGCAATGTTTGTTCCGGGCGTGATGCCGGTGTTGTTGGCTAGTGATTGCCAAATGATACCACCACTTAATGTAAAACTTCCGGTGGTGTATGTGCTTGTTGGGTTGTAGGCGCTTGGAGTTGCCTGACTCGGGTAATACCCCAAAACCGAATAAGCAACCCCAGCACCCCAATAAGTTGTGCCATTCTTAATGTTATCCGGAAATACATTTAAAGGTGGCTCTGCTGAGTATGTTGGCGATTGAATAACGCTAAAATGGTTAGGAACTACCGTTGCGATAAGGCACTCGTACACCTTGCCTTTCCAAAATACAATGTCACCCACGTTATAAACCGATAGGGAGTTGAATTCTTGATATGGTAATGGTATGTAGTAGTAGGATAGGTTAGCACCAACAAAGGCCCAGTAGGTGTTGTTAGGTGGTGTTTGTCCGGTGTTGGCAGAGGTGCAAATATAAACGTTTGCGTCCGTACCCAACACTAACTGCCCAACAGTGTATGCAGTCGCTATGTTCCAAGCCGAAGCGGTTATCTGAACTAACGAATTAGCATAGTAAGTAACCGTTGGCGCAAAAATGGTAGTGTCTTGAAACTCTGTTGATAGGTCGTATTTTTGAACAAGATATTCTTTTATTTTAGCTTGAGCGCGTGGCTCTGCTTGCAACCTCAACGAATCATTGGATGCAATCCATTGTTGAAAGATTGGGTCTTGAATCGTTAACCTATAATCGTTGTAGGTGAGGTAAGCCATAGCAATGCAATTATACTAATTTAATTACCCAAACTTAAAAATGTGGTACACTTTTTAGAAGCCGTTGCGAGATATCCTTTTTCCATAATTCATAGGCACTATCTTTCCGCCACGTTGATATAACTCGTATTCGTGCTGAAAGCACCTTACCATGAAATACCGAACCGCATCCGATATAT